GTGGCACAGGTCGGAAGAGGGGCGGGCTTGGCATCGTGAAAATGCTAAAAAATCTCTTGATCTCGCTAGGGCTGCAAAAGTTCATAAGCTACCTACTGAAGGTGGCGTATGCCGGTGGTGCGGAGGTCAATTCTCTTTCAGAACCTCTGCCAAAGTCTTCTGCTCAAACAAGTGCACAGGAAAATTTTCAAGATACAATCGCGGACTCAATAAAAAAGCCCACCCATATTACTTATCCCGTCTACAATCTGACGGTTGAGGATGCGCATTGCTATTACGCAAATGGAAAACTTGTCCACAACTGCGACACCGTCTCGATGTCCCTGCGTCATTTGCGCGAATTAGGTATGATTGTCCGATCTCAAGAGCGTATTGAAGAGATCGAAGGTATGAAGACTTACCCAGGGGGCAATGATGTGCCACTGTACCCCGCCTAAAGGAGAAAATACATGGCTAGAGCGCCAAAAACTATCGAAAATAAAGAAATCGCGGCGGAAAACACCATCGAGCTTCCGGCAGCCGGAGCGGGACGGGCAAACGACGTCGCCGTCGAGGCGCTGAAGGCGATTGCGGACGCCGGAAGCCGCAAGCGCGACGCATTTGGCCGCCATATTGCCTATCGTCCCGATCCTGAGCTTATGGCCCGCATTGCCCGCGACGCTCTTGAGAAGATTTTGGCCAAATGAGCCTCAAAGACGAGCGGATACTGGCTTCGGCGACTGTTGATATAATCAGGCAGGGTATTCCAGCCCTGTGGGAGGTGACTGTTTGGGGTCAGCCTCCCTTTGATCATAGACGTGTCTATACCTTGAAGGCTAATACGGATAATATAGCCGCCAAGCAGGGCATTGATCTCTTTGTCGAAGAGATGGAAGCCATTCGGGACGCCGAATTAGAGGAATAGCAATATGCCGATGACGCCGGGGCTCGCTTCAGCCATCCGCCAACCCGGTCCTGAAGAGGATGTGGGCCCCGGCGACGACGATATTATTGTCGAAATGGCTGATGAGGGCGCGGACCTGCCCGAAATCGATAGCAAGGGCAATATCATCAAGATTGAGCATGGTGACGGCTCCGTCACCGTGTCTACTGATGGTCGGCCTATTGATGGCGGCGACCGCGAGGCGAAGCTGGAGTGGTTCGACAACCTTGTTGACGACATCGAGAGCGGCGAACTAAATCGGATCGCCAGCGACTTGCTTGACGGCGTCGAGTACGATCTATCGAGCCGCAAGGACTGGATTGAGAGCCGCACCCAGGGTCTGAAGCTTTTGGGTCTGCAGATTGAAATTCCCGGCCTCCAGGGCGCGTCCGACGGCGCTCCCGTGGAGGGCATGAGCAAGGTGCGGCATCCACTGCTTCTGGAGGCGGTGCTGCGCTTCCAGGCTAATGCCCGCTCTGAGTTGCTGCCGACTGACGGCCCGGTGAAAATTCGCAACGACGACAACAACGCCGAACTGCGTGAAGACCAACTGGCTAACGCCCTGGAGCGCGACCTCAACCACTACCTGACGGCGGTGGCGACGGAGTACTACCCCGACACCGACCGCATGCTGCTGATGCTGGGGTTTGGTGGCACGCAATTCAAGAAGGTCTACTTCTGCCCCCTGCGTAACCGTCCCGTGTCCGAGACGGTGGACGCCGACGACCTGATCGTCAACAACGACGCCACCGACCTGTCGAACGCCAAGCGCATCACGCACCGCGTCATGATGCGCCCCTCCGTGGTTAAGCGCCTGCAGATCATGGGTGTCTATCGCGACGTCGCCCTGGGTACGCCCAAGGCGGCGAACCTCGATTCGCTGCAGCGTGAGGAGAAAGCGCAGCAGGGCATTGAGGTCAGCACGACCAAAGCTGAAGACCGCGACCGCGAAATTTATGAAGTCTACTGCGAACTGGATATCAAGGGTTTCGAGCATAAGCACAAGGGCAAGGCGTCCGGCCTTGAAATCCCCTACCGCGTGACGATTGACGTCTCGTCGAAAGAGATTTTGTCGATTGTCCGTAATTACAGCGAGGACACCAAGGCTCTGCCGGTGTCTCGCAAGAACTTTGTGAAATACACATTTGTTCCGGGTCTTGGATTTTATGACATCGGGCTCCTGCACATCCTCGGTAACACGACCAATGCCATTACCGCCGCGTGGCGCGAACTTCTCGACGCGGGGATGTACTCCAACTTCCCCGGCTTCCTCATGGCCGACACCGGCGGACGCCAGAACACCAACATCTTCCGAGTTCCTCCTGGGGGTGGCGCGCTCGTTAAGACTGGCGGACTGCCCATTTCACAAGCCATCATGCCTATGCCGTATCAGCCGCCTTCTCAGGCTCTGATGATGCTGGTTGATAACATGGCCCAGACGGGGCAGCGCATCGGCGGCACGTCCGAGATGCAGGTCGGCGAGGGCCGCGCCGACGCTCCTGTCGGGACTACGCTGGCCATGATTGAGCAGGCCACCAAGCTGCTGAACGCGGTGCATAAGCGCCTGCATGCGGCGCAGGCCGAGGAGTTCCAGTTGCTGGTGGAGGTGTTCAAGGATCACCCCGACAGCTTCTGGCAGCGTAAGGGTCGCTCGTCGGTGAAGTGGGACGAGCAGACGTTTATGCAGGCCATTAATAATTGCGAACTGGTGCCGCAGGCTGACCCGAATACAGCGTCTCACGCCGTCCGCGTCATGAAAATCACGGCTCTCAAGCAATTGCAGCAGGCCAATCCGTCGATGTATGACCCGATTGCGATTGATACGGCTGCCCTGCAGGCGATTGGCTACTCCAACCCGTCTCAGTTCTTCGCGCCGCCGTCTGCGCAGCAGCAGCCTCCGCCCGAGATGCAGCAGATGATGGCCAAGATGGCTAATGAGAAGGCTGCGGCGGACGCCAAGAAGGCTGAAGCCCAGGCCAAGGTCGCCGAGGTGCAGGCGAAGATCGCCCAGGGCGCGTACGCCAAGAGCGGAGGCTCCCCAGCTCCGGCTGGCGGCTTGGGTAACGCCAAAGACCCGCAAGTCGAAGCTATGCTGGCGCAGGCGAAGATTGAAGACGCCAAGACCCGCCGCATGGAGGTGCAGGACAAGACGCGCCGCTCCTCGGTCGAAGACGAGAACCGCGACCTCGACCGAGCCAGCAAGGAAAATTTGGCGACACTAGGCTTGGCGAAGGACATCCTGATCCATCACATCAACGCCAATAAGGTTGAGAGCGAGGCGAAGGAAGTTAAGAAGGACATCACGGAATGATCTCCGACCCCAAGTCCCTCAAGAAGGCCCTGATGGTGGCCAAGTCCATCACCTCGTCCATTTCGCCGGACTTTGGGGTTGCGAAGGTTGTTCCGGGTCGGTTTGCTGAGGGCGGCTACATCCCGCACGGCGACCCCCGGAGAGATGAGAACTTGGCGGCCCATATGGCGGGAAGCAAAACACCGCCGGTGCTGTACCACGGGACCGGCGTCCATGAAGCGACTATGGGCGAAAACAAACGCCCTCTTGGCGATATAGAGCAATTTGACCGTCATGCCGCTTTCAAGGCGTTTAATCGCCCAGAAGGCATGGACGCCGTAGGTACTTGGCTGTCCGAAACGCCGGGAGATCATACTTCAGCGCGGCCCGGCGCCGGGTTATACGCTGGCTCTAATGGGGCTGTGTATCCAGTTCATGCCAGGATTAAAAACCCGTGGGTGCCCAGAGATTTTGATCACTTTCTTGACGAGATGCACTTGGCCGCTGATCGAGACCCCAAAGCGCAAAAACCCAGAGGTCGTGGGTCTGTTTCCGAACTGAGGAACAAACTAATCGCGGCTGGGCACGATGGCATCTATTTCTCCCAACCCATCGACCACCGTAATCAGTCCCCGACCTGGGTTGCTTTCGATCCCCACCAAATCAAATCCGCCGTCGGCAATAACGGGCAGTTTGATCCGTCTAAGCCCAAGATTACCGAGTCTCACGGCGGCTACATCACGCCGCCGCACTACACCTCCGGCGGCGCGGTTGACGACGTCGGCAAGACGGTCCCCGAGAGCCCCCACACGATTGCTCTGCAGCGTCAAATGCTGGTTGACGGCAAGAAGGCCGCCGTCCTGCACACGTCAGGCTCATCGGTTCCGCCGCCGGAAGGTATGGCGGCGATGCATATCCCCGATGGCCTGCTGCACTACAATCCGCAGATGGTCAGCCCCCAGCAGATCGTCCACGCCGTCCGCAGCAACCGCCTGAACGACGTCCTGGGACTGGGGCCGTATTCCAAAGATGATATCTTCTCCCGTCTCCAGCAGGGCGAGCAGCCCCTGGCCGTAGTCATCCGTGACCACGGGGGCCACGAGGCCCTATCCTCATTTGGCACCCACGCCACCGCCGAACACCAGATCGCCGCCATGCGGCATCAGGTGCCCGATGGCGGCAGCATCGGCGTAGAGCCGGTGG